TTTTCCGAAAAAAAGAGTTTTGAACTTTATCTATTTTCGGATGACATTAGAAAATATGGACTAATCAAAGCCATAAACAACCAAAATAAAAACGAAGAAGTTTAGCCAAAATAGAAAAAAGAAGTTGACTTCGAGACTGTTTTGCCATATAATACTAACACTTAGGCACTGATCAACAGTTTTTTACAAGGAGTTAACAATGTCCGAGATGACCCGTACCGTTGGCCCGAAGGCTGCAAAAAAGAGCATTCTTAAGGCTATGAAAAATAAGCGTCCTTTGTTCTTGTGGGGCCCTCCGGGCATTGGCAAGAGTGAAGTTGTTCATCAAATTGCAGAATCTATTGACGCTCACGTAATTGATGTACGTTTGAGCCTCTGGGAGCCTACTGACATTAAAGGTATCCCTTATTTTGATGCTAATGAGAGTAAGATGGTTTGGGCCCCTCCGCAGGAACTGCCCGATGCTCAAATGGCTAGTCAGCACAAGTATGTGGTTTTGTTCATGGATGAAATGAACTCAGCGGCTCCTGCTGTTCAGGCTGCGGCTTATCAGTTGGTGCTGAATCGTCGTGTTGGGCAATATCGTTTGCCAGACAATGTTCTTATGATTGCCGCTGGTAACCGTGAAACTGACAAGGGTGTTACCTATCGTATGCCTGCTCCGTTAGCTAACCGTTTTATCCATTTGGAGATGCGTGTAGATTTTGACGATTGGTTCGAGTGGGCTACCACTAATCGTATCCATAAGGATGTAGCAGGTTTCTTGCAGTTCTCTAAAAAGGATCTATACGACTTTGATCCTAAGAGTGCTAGTCGTTCATTTGCTACTCCTCGTTCATGGACATTTGTGTCCGAACTTTTGGACGACGATGACACCGACGAGAATACTCTAACTGATCTTGTTACTGGTGCTGTAGGAGAAGGATTGGCTGTTAAGTTTATGGCACATCGTAAGGTTGCATCTAAGATGCCTAATCCTACAGATATTTTGAATGGTAAAGTTAAGACCATGGAGGCTAAGGAGATCAGTGCCATGTACTCCTTGACCGTGTCATTGTGCTACGAATTAAAGGACGCATGTGACAAGGGTGCCAAAAACTGGAACTCCATGGTCAACCATTTCTTCGAATTCATTATGAAGAACTTTGAAACTGAGTTGGTTGTTATGGGTACTAAACTTGCTCTTACCCAATATCAACTTCCGTTGGATCCGGATGAAATCGACTGCTTCGACGATTTCCATAAGAAATTTGGCAAATATATTTCGGCTGCTACCGAAAAGAAGTAATTTGGGAATAACACCAATTGACAGGGTCTTCGGACCCTGTTATACTATATACTGTTAAACAGGAGCAGATAATGTCGCAAATTGATGAAGTCACTGATAAAATTATTGTAGCCCGTGTCGGACTGCTACTCCGTCATCCATTTTTTGGCAACATGGCTACTCGATTGAAAATTGTAGATGGTAGCGACTGGTGTCCTACTGCGGCTACTGACGGGCGTCATCTTTATTACAATCGCGAGTTCTTCCAAAATCTCACTACAAAACAAGTAGAATTTGTAGTAGCACATGAAATTCTCCATAACGTATTCGATCATATGACTCGCGTAGAAGGTCGCAATCCGAATATCTGGAATGCGGCTGCTGACTATTGTGTCAATGGTCAATTAGTACGTGATAAAATTGGCGAGGTTCCTCCTAAGATCAAAATCTTTCACGATCCTGTACACTATGGTAAAAGTGCAGAACAGGTCTATGATGAAATTTACAACGATATAGACGAACAAGAATTGTCTGCGCTAGGACAGTTGTTAGACGAACACATTGACTGGACTAAGGACTCTAATGGTAAGAGGCCGCAGTATAGCAAAGATGAACTCAAACAAATCCGCGATGAGTTAAAGGATGCTATGCTTCAGGCTGCTAGTGCCGCTGGTGCAGGTAATGTTCCAGCTATGATTCAACGTATGATTAAAGATCTTACTGAATCTAAAATGAACTGGCGAGAACTGCTTCGCCAACAAATTCAAAGCACTATTCGAAATGACTATACCTTTCAACGCCCTAATCGTAAAGCGTGGCACACGGGTGCGATTTTACCCGGAATGAACTACGACGAAACTATTGATATTTGTGTGTCGCTAGATATGAGTGGAAGTATTAGCGACGACATGGCTAAGGATTTCCTTGGAGAAGTCCGAGGTATCATGGAAGAATACAAAGACTTTAAAATTAAAATTTGGTGTTTTGACACTGAAGTTTATAATGAGGCTGACTACGATGGATATTCCATGGACAATTTTGAACAATACGCTCCTACAGGCGGAGGCGGTACCGAATTCATGTGTAACTGGAAATACATGAAAGATAACGATATTAATCCTAAAAAGTTCATCATGTTCACAGATGGTTATCCATTTGGTAGTTGGGGCGATGAACATTACTGCGACACTATTTTTATTATTCACGGCAGTAAAGAGATTGTTCCGCCCTGGGGTAATCACGCATATTATGAGTCAGATATTAAGAGTTGATAGCGATGCTTTTTCGGCAGGTCAAGTTTTAAGTAAGACATGGGCTGCCGAACAATTAGAAATTACAGTAAAAGAGATTAAACTGAATCCTCTTAGAATATTTGTTCTCGGAGGTTGGTATAATCTCTTACATTTTATTTTGGCAGTGAGAAATAATATTAAGATTGAGTACTGTCGGAGTGTAGATCTTGATGTGTTTGCATCTCATAATGCTAATATCATTAACAATGCATGGCATTACGATAATTGGCGATTTCGTGCCTATCCAGGAGATGCTAACACAATTGATTTTACCCTCGAAAAAATTAATTGTGTGATTAATACTAGTACAGAACACTTTAAATCAGATCAATGGTTTAACAATATCCCCTCTGGTACTCTTGTGCTTTTACAGGGTAACGATTTACCATTAAACGATCATGTTAGAACACCCTTAAATCTAGAAGATTTTAACGCTAGATTTTCTCTATCAACTGTGTATTACAGTGATAAAAAATTATTTGATTTCAAAACAATATCCTATAATAGATATATGCTGATAGGTATTAAATGAGAAAAAATAAAATTAATCCTCTAAATGTTTTAGAACTACGTAGAGTAGAATTTCCAGCAAAACATTTTGTATATTGCGAAGAAAAATTTAATCCTTCTAGTCTAAAAAATCTCGATCATTGGATTTATCATAATCTAAATGGCCGATATTATATTGGCAAAAGTATTGCTCTAGTAAACAATACTATTGACTACGTAATTAAAATTGGTTTTGAAGAACATAAAGAACTTAGTTTCTTCAAACTTGCCTGCCCTTATCTTGTCTCAAAGATAAATTAACTTACAAAGGAGATACTATGGAAACACAAAATACTGCCCAGAACCCAACTCAAAATCCTACTCAGGCCGCACCCGATGCAGCTCAACAAGAAAGCAATGATCTTAACATCAGCGACCTTCAGGCTATGAAAATGATTATTGATGTTGCTAGTCAAAGAGGTGCTTTCAAACCTGGTGAAATGGTAGCAGTTGGTCAAACCTATAATAAGCTAACTAACTTCCTTGCATCTGTACAGAAGGGACCACAACAAAATGGTTGAACTTAAACATGTAGGCAGGGTAATTGCTACTGGTCGAAAATGTCTAGTAGCTTTTCGTACCCTGCCCGGTGATGCATATCACTGCTTGATTATTCCAACAGAAAGTCTTTCTGACAGTTACCATGATGCCCTAATTAATTTAGTGCAGTCAACTTCAGGTCAAGATGCTATGGAATTTGCTGACGTATTAACGAGAACGAAATTTCCAGACGGCAGTGTCATGTTAGCAGCTCTACATACTCAAGGTAAAATGATTAGAGTAGGAACAGATGCTATTGAGATGACACCAACACCTCAAATGAGTATTAAACTCAGTGAACTAAATCAACTAATTGCAGAACAACGCGGTGTTGCTATTGATGATTTAGCTGTAAAAAGTCCTCTTCAAACTAAAGAATTAAAAGACGGGGATGTAGAAATTCAGGAAGTTGCTGAGGTTAAAGATATCAGTCCTCCGATGAATGAGGAAAATATGACTTCCGAGGAACGTGCATCAAAATTCCGTAGTGAAGCAGATAGGTTATATAAGGAAGCAGCCAAGCTGAGAAAAATGGCAGAAGAATTAGATCCAACCAAGAAAAAGTGATTAGTGGCAAAACATTACCTAAGGAAGTCATTGATCGTTGGCCCGAAGTCTTCGGTGAAATTAATCTCAAAGTAATTCCTTTACGTTATCTTTTTTGTGTTATAATAAAGTTTAAAGATGGTCGAGTATGGGAAATTCCCATACAAGATCGTCTAAAGAAAACACAGGTCGAATCTGTTGAAGAAGAGATGGCTGAATTTTTTAAGACCTATGATGATCAAATAGATCAGATAGACTTTAAGTTAGACACTGATAAAGTTAAAAAAGATATACAAAAAATCACAACCAAGTTCCTCAGAAAAAGAAAATTATGATTGTTAAACTTGTTTCCTATTCACAGCCTACAGAAGAATTTTCTAATTTAGGAATCTCAGATGCACAGGAACTAATTGCATATTGTGCTCGTGTTTCAAATCCCAGTAATCAATTTAACTCTGAAACTTCAGAGAAACTCATCAAGTATCTAGTAAAACACCAGCACTGGAGTCCTCTCGAAATGGTATCAGCATGCATGGAGATTACTACAACACGAGATATTGCACGGCAAATTTTACGCCATAGAAGTTTTAGTTTCCAAGAGTTTAGTCAGAGATATGCAGATCCTACAAAAGATTTAAATTTTGTTACAAGAGAAGCTAGACTACAAGATACGAAGAACAGACAAAATAGTATAGAAGTAGATGACAATCTATTACAGAATGAATGGTACCGAGCTCAACAAAGAGTAATTTTTGCTGCCAAACGTGAATATGAATGGGCCATTGCTAACGGCATTGCTAAAGAACAAGCTCGTGCAGTCCTTCCTGAAGGCCTAATTGAAAGCAAGCTCTATATGAATGGAACCCTAAGAAGTTGGGTTCATTTTATTGAATTACGTTCAGGTAACGGTACACAAAAGGAACACCAACTGATAGCTTTAGAGTGCGCTAAAGCTATATCTGCTATTTTTCCCTTGAGCAATCAATTAGTACTTAATCCTTAAATCTTTATATTGTGTCTTGAATAGTTCAAGTAACCAATTCCAATCATTAATTTTCTTTAACATGTTCGGATTAGAATAATTTTCTAATCCGAATTTTTTTCCTGCTTTTGCTCCTTGTACTACATAACTGCCGTAACGTCTAGCCAATCCTTTTGTAGTCCAAATTTGCAATCTTTTACCTGCGTCGTGTATGTCATGTCCTTTAGCAACTTGGCTGGCTAATTTAGATGCCTCTCTAAATCCTCCTCTCCAGGCATGCCACGGACTCGAAGCAAATTTATTAATACTAGCAATAGTATCAATTATTTTAATATTTTGACTTAAACCTGTACTGATATCCACTTCGTTAGGTAGATCTAAATCAATTAAAAATTTAGGTATTAGTTTAATACCACCGTTTCCATACACTAAATCATTTATTGAATTTTGACTTTTCCAAATATGAACAATGTCAAAATCATAAGAGGGAATATTATAGTCAAATCTAAAAGTGTCTAATACTTCTGTGTCTGCATCTACAACATAAAAATAAGGGGTGCTTATTTTTCTACTTGCTGCTTTATGAGCAGCAAGAACGCCTTTAACATTATCGGACACTTTTACAAAAGGATATCGAGATTTTAATTTAGATAGATTTTCATTAGCATTTGTCTCATGAAACTTTAGAAAAATTATATCGTAAATAATTTTTGAAAATACATCTGTTTCTGAAATTTTTTTATTCATAATTTCTTTTTTTTCATTGTATAGTAATATATGTAATTTTGGATGAGGTACAAAATATAAACCAAAATTATTATTAGACACAAAACAATGAATGTATGCTTTTTCTAAATCATAAACTGTATAGTTAGGATCAAATTTGTCGTTGATCCATATATCCTTATCAATATACCAAATGTTTTTTTGTTGATGAGTATTCGCCACAAAAATGGCTTCTTCTAAAGAACTTACTGGAACTGCATTAGAAAATTTTTCTAATATATATTTTTTATATTTAGAAAATTTATAAAAGTAAATCATTCTTTATCTAAAATTTTGTAGTTTAAACGGGTATTATCTGTATGAACTTTTTTAAAGAACTTACTAGCTTCTTCATCTAAAATACTTAGAGGAATTCCTAATTTATTTTTTAGTACATTTCCATATTCAATAGCTTTATCATACGCCTGTGCATCAGTTTTTTCAGCAAGATTTTCCCATAAATTTTCTAAGTGATCGAAATCACGAACATTGATATAATCCCAATTATCGTCAAAATTAGTCATATAGCAACCTTGACGGGCACCTAAAATAGCCCATATTCCATTATCAGTATCAATACCAACATTCATCCATACTAATAATCTATTGAGATTTTTCCAATGGATAACCTTATGAAAATCAGTGTGTGATACTCGAACACCTCGTTCGAGACTCATTTTAACGCCTTCTCTAAAACCAGCTCTCCAAGCTTGAAAAGCTGTGGCATTATTGTATACATCACTATAACAACTGTTCATCTGGATATATTCTGCATCCCAACAAAAATCCACTTGTGAATTTGGGTCGTCAGCGGGTGCGTTTTCATGGGTACGCATATTCAAAACATATTCTTTGGGCCACAATTTTAAACCACCATTGCCGTACATTAAACCATTGATAACGTTATATCCGGCCCAACTAATCACACATTTTGTCAAATCTCGATGCTCGTCAAAATCTAATTCTTGGTTTAAAAAATCTTCATGAACTATATTATCTCCGTCAACAGTTACAAACCTATCAGTTTCACTTAGTCTAGCACAGGCTTTATGAGCATTGTCACTGCCTTTTACTCCGTGTACACGTTTAGCCCAGGGCACTTTACTTAACAAATCTGCATAGTTTTTTTCAGCGTTAGGTTCATCATAACTTAGATAAATGATGTCATAATCAATAACTTTAAATTTTTTCGTCATATAAAATCCTGTATCCGTATTTGTCAAAGAATTTTTTTGTTAATATTTTAATTTTATCTACTTTAGATTCTACAGTTGAATTGTGTTGTATAAGTATACTTTTTCGATAAGCTAGTTCTCTTAAATTAATCTTGATTACACGTATCAAAAAATTAAGATTAGTATTTTCAACTATATAAAATTCCAAAGTAGTATTAATATTCTTTTGTTGAATAAAATAGCTATCTCCAGGATTTAGTTGTATTTTCCAATAACCTAAATTGACTAAATTACCAACAGTAATTGTACTGGCCCAATGATCAACATTTTCTACATCAATAATAATATTAGTGTCTGAGTTATCTACATCAAATTTAGGTACTATTTTAGGATCGTTAGGTGAACTAAAAACAATTTTATAGTTAATAAAATTTAACTTTCCTGATAGGAAATCAGCGATTCGAGGATAAGTTATTTCAAAGAAATTATCAAACTTTGTACTTGGCTCATTAGAAATAGCCTGAATATCACCAGTGTCTTTGTCAAAATAAATTCTAAAAACATTGTCAATATTTCCTATAGCTAACGACTTAGCTATTTCTTCTTCAGATAGATATTCTTCTTGTTCCAATTCAACCATCTTTATATCTCTCTAAAAATTTTGGTTCAACATAATGAAACACGCCATTTTGTTTATATTGATTGATAAAAATGTCTTTATTGGAATTAACATGAACATGGGCCACTTTTAACCAATTTGGATTTTTACTATTCCAACCTTGTAATAATCCTTTCATATGAGTGAACACACAAGGACTGTTAACGTCAGTAATTTGATCTTCAATACCTAATATTTTTGCAGCTAAAGATACGGTTACATCTAAACTATAAAATCGTTGTGTAGATTTAGGGGTAAATTCATAATAGAATGATTGCCAGTTATAGGTAATAAATTCAACTAGTTTCCAAAATTCTAGTGCAAAATCAGATTTTTGAAAATAACAAAATCCTGAATATAAATTTGGTAATTGATTCTCTATAAAAGTTTTCCTAAAGACTGCGTCAGTAATAATTTGATTTCTGAAATTTTTAACACTGTTTGTAAAAAAAAGTTCTTTACCGTCCAACCATTTCCAAATGTAAAAAATGTCCGACAAAATTAGCATATCGGCATCTAATAAAATTGTATGGTCATAAGGACTAGCATGATAGGCCTTCCAACGATTTTCTACCTTCCATTCGCTGTTGGCAGCATGATCTGTAAATGGTATGGGTATTATATTATCAAATAAATTATCTTCCGGAACATGGTCATTAGTTATTATAGAGACAGAATCTATGATGGTTTGAGATTTCTTTATTGATTTAGCTAATTCCATAGCTTGTTCAATATAGTTACAATCATTAGAGTTTTGAGCAACAATAATAAAACCCTTAGTAGGTTGACTCATCTATTATCCTTGAAATACTGTATTTGTTCATTACATGAACATCGACACCCTGTGTTTTGACGCCTAAATACTCTCCATGGTATTTTTCTTTTTCAACTAAGAATTTAAATTTATCTTCTTTAATTTCAATTAACAAATCTCTATCTAAAGTATAAAAAAGTTTTCCGGGTAGTCTTGCTGCAAAATTTCCTTGTGTGCATCCATTCATAATATGTACTGCAATGCTAAAACCAAAATCATTCCTGTACATTCCGCTATCAATTTTATACAAATTCCTATAATAGGTCCAATTGTCTTTTATGTGTTTAAGCCAACTAAAAAATACCTTTGTCTCGTCTGTTTTTTTAAAGTAACAAACTGTAGCCCAGTAAAAGGGAATACTCTCTTTATTCAAAAATTCAAAACTACTAGTATCTCTCCATCTTGCTATATCATGACTTGCACTGTATAAGGCAAGATCATATTGTTGATCAAAAACATTTTTAAGTAGATCGCTACTGACCAAATAGTCGCTGTCAATTACTATTGTTTGTTCATAGGGAGTTAAATCATAGCTATCTGTTCTAGTTAAATTTTTAAATTCTAACTGTTTATTAGCCATCGAGCCGTCATAGTATTTTTTTGTTTGTTTGAAATTATTATAAGCTACAATAATTTTATCGATATAATTATTCCAGTCTGGATTACTCTCTTTTAACCAATCAGGACTGTCAGTAACTATAGATACTGGTAAGTCAATGTACTGCTTAATTCTTTTTGCACAAAACATGGCTATTTTACAATAGTCAATGTCACTATTATTTTGTGCAAAAATTAAAAATCCTTTATTCATAAAGCAATAAGGTCTTGAACTTTCCTATGTTTTTTCAGTGCGCTGTATTTTTCTAAATATTGGAAAGATGCACTAGTATATTTTTCCAAACATTCTTCTAAAAATTTTTTTAGATTTGAAATTTCAGTTGGAATATTGTTATTGTCTATAATAACAGCGGACTCTTTTCCAGAACTAGTAAGACTTGAAATTAAATTTATTAAATTGGCATCGGCTGTAAAACTACAGCCATTTTGATAAAACAGTAAAGACTGTTTGTACTCTTCAAATATAGTTGCTCGCTGAAGGCTAAGGCTAGCCATATAATTAGCTGTTTGAAATGCTTTCTCTAAACGTTCGTCCATGTGAAATCCTAGATAACTACGTACTTTAGTTATCTAGATTTTAATCAGAGAAAATTATTTTTGATTATAGAGAAGTTGAAGCGGGTGTTGTAGGACCAGTTACAGAAACATTGGCTCCTGAAGGTCTTATCATTCCTACTGAACTAGTCAGCGTTCCGTCAACGGGTTCGTCAAAGTTTGGATTGCCGCCGGCGTCATCTTGGAAATTTATTGTAAAAATAATCTGGGTGGATCCGGCATCTCGTCTAGCATATATCCAATAATCGTTTGCGGCATATGCTCCAGCAGGAGCTGGTTTATAAAAACATAGTTGATCTGATGTGGTAAGACCATACCAACCTATTGCGTAACTAGTACCAGCACTTGAAGCAGTCCCAGAAACTGTTCCTGTAGTATTGTAATTGAAAAATATAGTTCCCATACTACTCAACATTGTAGCCCATGTGTTAGTCTTACTGGTAGAACTATGACCAGTTAAACTAGCTGAAAATCTTATTTCGCCGCCTGCATTAAAAAAATATCTTGCTTGATTAGCATTAGCAAATGATAGTGTCACTGTATGGGTTATTGTACCGTTCCAATTGGTTGATCTTGTGCCTACATTTAAACCTTCAGAAGAACTTTGTCCCGAGCCTAATGCAAATTTGTTTGATACTATAGTTTGACTAAAATTATAATACTGATTTGCCAATGTAGCATCAATTGTTGATGATGTAGTAGGCAATGTTAAATTAGCTGATTCACTAACTCCAGTTTGATGTTGTCTTGCTTTAAGCATGTCGTTTCGAAGATTAGTCCATTGACTAACTCCAACAACTGTTGGCGGACTTGTAGTTATTTGTCCGCTAGAAACTGCCTGGCCGTAACCACTTTGTCCTGCACCTACACCCATAATACCATCTATAGTACTCTGAATTAAATTATAATCAGCTGCAAATATTGTTTCACCGGCAACTTTGGGAAATACACCTGATGGCATTTTTTGTCCTTATAGTATAATGGCTTCGATTAAATCGTTTTCGTCGTCAGCTTCGCCACTTTCTAAAGCAATAGCAAATACGTCTGGATGAGATGTTGTGCCTACACTAAAAGCTACTCCATCAGAATCACCAATTAATTTATCACCTTTAGTAACTTTTCCCCTAAATTTAGTAGGAACCCTGCCTTTAAGAGCAATAGCCTGTCCTTCTGCCTCGCTATTCATTAAGTATGCTGGCTTTTCACTTATTACTCCTATTGCACGATGACCAGATTTAGAAGCAGTGGCTTCAGCTTCACCACCAATCATCATTACTGTCCCAACTGGATATTCTTTATCAGTAGCATAAATTTCTGCTAAGTCAGCATATCTTGCAGATGTAGCAACACCATTAAAAATATTAGCTGTTAAATTTCCGCTCGCATCTCTAGCAGCTATGGTGTTTGCGCCGGCAGCGGTACTAGCAGTTCTATAATTGCCTCCAACATTTAAACTATCTGATTGTGTAGCTGTGCCGTTAAAACTGTTAGCATAAATGGTATTAAATTTTAATAGATTGCTACCAATATTAGTTACAGCAGTTACTCCTGGAAATATATCATTACCAACAATTGTTAACGGTGTTTGAGTTACTGAAGCTACTGTAGTTTGAAACTTTATAGTAGTACCATTTTGATTCCTAATGGTAGGTGTATCACTGCCTACAATAAAAACTTGTAAATCGTTATCATTACCGACAGTAAAACCTACATCGTCAAATGTGACTCCGCCACTAAAGTTAAGTGATCCTACTTGCACGAAATTGGCAGCTGAAACTCCACCTAATCTGTCGGCGTTGGCTGCGGTTCCCCAATATCTGTGGTCGGTTGTATTAATTCCTGTTGATGGATTAGCATAAACTAGGGTTAAGCCCTTCTTGATAATACTAAATCCAGTTATTGGATTGCTAGAATTTAGTGTAAACTCATCAGCACTAATTACATAAATTACTTCACCGTCTACTAGAGCTTCAATAATAGCATGATTTCCGCCAATATTATCTAAAACATTTCTCGATCTAAATTGAGTAGTGCCGGCGTTAGCTACACCTAAGGGACCTATTAGAACAAATTCAGTGCCATTCCATGAGTATAATTGCTCGTTGGCTGTGTCCCACCAGAAATCACCGGTAGTTAAACCAGACGGTGCTGTAGAACTTATCTCTGCACCACCCGTTGTACGAAATTTAGTTCCGTCATAAAATTTTAATTTTTTGTTAGAACTATCATACCAAATTTGACCGCTCAAAGGTCTTGGAGGTGCATTATTACTGGAGAAATTTTCCAGCAAATGTACGAAATTTTCGTTTTGTACTTCGCCGTAGCCAGCATAATTTTTGCCTATTAACTTAATATCTAGGCTACTATCTATGGTTCCGTCTTCTACAACGTAGGTTGTGCCACCGGCATATCTATCAATGTTGTAAGGCATTGTTCAAAATCCTTGTTCTATATATTTATTATCATACGCTACTTACTAAGTCAGCATCAAATTGCCATGCGCCGCTACCGTTTATAACAAATCGTTTCAAACTACGTACAACAGTAACAGTTGCAGATCCGGTTGGCACTGGATTTACCCCAAAATCTTGTAACACGTTTTCAGTGGTACTTCCGTCATTGCTTAAAACAGTGGTAAATGTACGATTAATTTGACTAGCTACATCAATAGCTGGGAAGCTAGCCGCAAAACTTGTACAGTGTACTCTAGCATAAGTTCCAACTTCGTAACCTCCTGGCGGAAATACATCTGTTAAAATTAACACTAATTTTGCATTAACAACACCTGGGGCAAAGTCACTTATATCTACTGCTAATCCTACAGATCTTGATCTAACTGTAGTATCTACATAGGTTTTATTGGCTGCGTCTGTACTAGAAGTAGGAGCAGCTAACCCTGTAATTTTAGGATTTCCTATTAAAGAAAGATTACCTGTACCATTAGGTTCAATTTCTACATCACCGTTGGCATTAGTACTGCTTATCCTATTATCGTTTAGGAATAAATTATCCACTGTAATAGAAGTTTGAGGACCAAAACTAGTAATACCTGGAGCACTGGTAATTCCAATACCTAAACTAGTTCCGGTTAAAACATCTACACCATTAATTTTAAAAGTTTTACCAGAAGCTAGATTAATATTTTCACTGCTTGTCCAGGAACTTGTAGAACTTAACCAATTAAATGTCTTATCTGTACTGCCTAACACCGTAATACCAGCTCCGTTAGCTGTAGTATCGGTAGGAACATTGACTTTGGCTAGTTCAATATTTTTGTCTTCTATCTGTAATGTAGTAGTTTGAATACTGGTTGTAGCACCGTCAACTGTTAAATTTCCACTGATGTAAACATCTCCACCTACATCAAGAGTTGCAGTAGGAGTGGCTGTAAAAATTCCTACTCGCTGACTAAGTGCCTTAATTGTCAAAGCATCAAAAAGACCGGCTTCAGTTTTAGTACGTATTTTGTAATCTTGTCCTGCAATATTACTAACTGTTTCGTAGGTTAGTAAACTAACTCTTATTTCATTGTTTTGATTTGGACCAATAATTAATGGTGTCGAATTTTGAATTGTAACAGTACCCACTGTGGCAGTATTATCCTCAGTTAGCATAAAGCTACTAACACCTTTTGAATTTCCTAATGTATCAATGAGTGCATCGGCACTACTAGCTGTAACATAAAACTTTTGTCCTGATAAAGATCCAGGAGTGAATCCTTTTTTAACATTACCGCTAAAGCCTACAATGGGATTTAAAGGAGTAAATTCTGTGTGTTTACTAAAAATACCTAACAGTGTTTGCCCGCACCACAGTTTTACACAAACTCTTTCTTGCAGATTACTATCTATGATGGTAACGGTTTCAAATCCGCTTAGACCTTGACTATATCCCCAAATTGGCCCTGCTAACTGTAGATCAACACCATCATAGAAATACATTTGATTTTCAGCACTGTTAATCCACAGATCACCTTCAACTAAAGTTGCAGTATCTGGTTGAGTAGCACTAACAATTGGTCCACTTCCTACACCGAACCCTGTGCCATTGTAAACTTTTAAACGGCCGCTAGCAGTATCGTACCAAATTTGTCCTGCAATAGGGTTAGTTGGTTGACTAGAGCTGGCAAAATTTTCTAATAATTTTATAAAATTTTCATTTATGTATTCGCCGTACCCAGATACATTCTTACCAATAAGCGTTAAATCTGTACTAGTCTGATCTATACTTGTATCGGCAACCTGTGCTATAATACTGCCAATAGAATTATTAATAATGTAAGTCATGAAATTTTACCTGTATAGATAATATAATTAACAGTCAAATAAGGATTCATTATGCTAAAAGGTAATCCTAATGTACCAGCAGTGTTAATTCCGCCACTTGTAGGCAAATACTGACCAGTTCCAGCTGCATCAGGACCATTTCCAGAAATATAATCGGTATCTGCAATTACCGTGCTTGAATTTCTAAAAGCATAAAACTGTGTTCCTTGATTTCCTCTTAAGTCGTGTTCGTGTTCTGGCAAGTTGTTAACTGTTAACGCCTTTTGTTCAATACCGCTGCCTAACCCAACAGTATCTGCTGTAACATCAGTAACTCTGTCAGCGATTCCACCGCCAGCATCTACTAACGTTACACCATCAACAATACTTGGTACGGTATTTCCGTTATCCATATTGTCCCTACCTAAGGCAAATCTGCCTCTCAGATCAGGCAACGCAAATGTACCCGAACCTATTAACAACCCTACAGATTTAAAACTGTAGCCTATTACAGCAAATAATTCTGGATAATCACCAATTTTATATTCACTACCGTCGCATAATAGATATCCGTTAGGCGCAGAAGATCCGCCAAATGCTAATATTGTTCCTATAGGCATTAGAGCAATATTACTGACTAAAGTAGATTTAGTCATCTTTCTTAAACCTAGCCCTGGACGATAAACTAAAAATTCGTCGTTGATTTGGCTAGTTGTAACTGCGGTTCTATTTGTTAAAAAATCTTGACCTATAACTGTAGTAAAAGTAGCTAATCCAGACTCACTTTGGCCATTAAAACTTACCGCATTACTAGTTACTTCGCCTACTAATTGAAATGTTGTAGGAGTAGCTAGTCTGCTAGCACTACCTGCGACACTTCCTGTAACGCTACCAGTCAAATTTCCTACAAATTCTTGAGAAATAACTTGATCGCTATAAATTCTTCTCCATGCTTTGCCAGTTAGGGTAGTAGGATCAGTTCCTAAATCGTAAGTTCCATCAGCATCGGGAACAATACTATAAGTTGTACTTGTTCCTTTGACTGTAAATGTTCCGCCGACATTTAAATTTTTTGCAATTCCAATGCCGCCCGAAGTTTTTATACTACCAGTAACTGTGTTAGTTGAATCTGTTGTTCCTGTAACAATTAAATTGCTATCAGTTTTAATGTTTCCTATAACATCTAATGCCTCTGCTGGTGCAGGATTATTAATACCCACATTTGTGTTACTATCAATTCTTAGTACAACTTTAGCTGTACCATTATTATTAACTTTAAAATCTACACTTGAACCATTTGTTTTATTGTAAAAAGTCGGAGTACCGCTATCTACAGTAAGGCTGAATGATAAATCACCACCTACACTTATACCACTGTTATTACGTATGCCTAGGCCAAAATTAGTTATACTACTAGTATCTGATCTTAAAAAATTGCTGGCTGCAACCGGTGTGCCTCCAATAACTAGTGCATCTGCTTTTTCACTAGTTCCCCAAAATTTATTTGTTGCACTATTACTATTAAAATTTTTAGTAGATAAATTAAATCCTTGTTTAACTTCTGTAAAACCTTCAATAGTTAACTTAGGTATAAATGCATCTTTACTGATTATCGCTACACGTTCATCATTGGCCCATAAATTAATAATATTTCTTGTAACATTATTAGTATCAACTATGGTTTCAGGTTCAGCTCCTGTCCTCAATCCGCTACTGTATTGTGGACCAACTAAAACCCAATTAGACCCTGAGAATAAGTAAAGTTGCTGATTGTCAGTATCGGCCCAGAGATCTCCTAGACTACTATTTTGTACGCTAGGAGCACTGTTTGATTTTTTGATACTTCCTGCTGGTTGCCAGCTAGTACCGTCATATACTTTGAGTTGACTAACGCCTTCTGTGTTATCAAACCATATCTGTCCCTCAACTGGACTAGTTGGTGCTGTATTTTTTGCAAAATTTTCTAAGAGATGTAAGAAATTCTCTGCTATAATTTGTGCATAACCTACATAATTTTTACCAACAAATGTTAGACTGGTTTCTAAATTTAGAGTTTGATCGTCGACTGTAATATCCGGTTTCAGTGGATTGTTTTGTTCTGTATATTTTATTGAATATGCCATGTTAGATCTCACTAATTCCAGTTAAACTCTGTATACGCACAGTATAATCAATTTGAATTAATCTATTTAAACTCTTTTGGACTGGATGAAATATCACATGAGTTAATAATCTACCGGTACCATTGGGATTATATCCAACTAATCCCAGCTCATCGAATACAAAATTGCCGTCTGCATCTGTGGTATTATCTAATGCCTGTTGACCTACTGGTTCACCGTAATCTAAAAGACAGGTTACAAATACGTCAGTGTAATTTAATCCAGTAATATGCCGTGTTTCGATCCTATTTCTAGTAGGATCTACGTTAGAAACAGCTCTGTCATCTACTACTTTGATATAAGTTTGATTATACAAACTAGCATTGGTGCCAGAACTATTAGGTGTAAGGTAGGTGATAATACCTGTAGGATCAACACTAGTACCTCCGTTGCCGAATGCCATTTGATAAATGAAACCCTGTCCAGCATTAGCTAAACTTTCTGCTAACGCTATGCTCATATTTTCATAATGTATAGCATTGCGTTTATTAATGGCGATTTCCCCAGTTTCCGGATACCAAATCTTGATATGACCTTCTACATGAATTCCAGTTAAGTCTTTTCCAAACATGTTTGTATTCTCTCTAATTTAGTATTTATAGTGGCCAAATACCCTCTTCTTGCTTGATGAAATTAGCAATATTATTATCACTGTTGGCTAAACTAATTCCAGGATCATTCCAAACTTTTCCTAGCTTTTTAACTATAACAACTTTGGTTCCTTCTTCTGGCGGATTAGTTAATCTAATACCAGCAGTATCAATGTTGACGCTAAATTCAGCTTCTACATCTTGATCCCCGTCAGGGCTTTCTGGATGAATATTTTGATCGTGCATAATAAATGGTGCTTTTTTCAATCTAAAACCGCCTACAAAAACTTCAAGTTCATCACACTGACCGTAATCCTCAGGAATAGTATCTCTATACCAGCCTGTATAAGCTGTACTGCCATCGTCTATGGTACCTTCTTTAAAATTAGGAATATAGTTCAAAGGCACTATACCACTACTATCGCCAGTTACAAAAGTTTCAACAATATATTCATCTTTATAAGGAATAGTTTCTTGAGGGCCTATATCAATTATTAATGTTCCGCTAGCATAGACTTCTTTGGCGCCTGTTCCCATTGTTCCTCTTCTCAATCTACTTAAACGATTACCATCTTTGGCAAAATATTCAATTCTTTCGCCCATAATCTCAACAACGCCTGGCAAATTCTTTTCAGGATTTGGTTCTTCTAATATACTGCCATCGTCAACGATAATATCTACATCTTTTTGATACAATGCACGAGTAATAAAAGTTTGTTTTGTTTTTCTTAAACGTTTGTAAGTTACCCTGTTTAACATATCTTTGAATTGCATATAGCTGTAAATTTTTGTAACCACATCTGGACTGAAAGCAATAATACTAATTCTATCATCATCTTCTAAATTCTCTGCAAATTCAATTGTCAAGCGATCTTCAAGTAATCTATAATCGACGCTAGGAGATAATAATTCTCCATTGCGAGAAATCCATATGTAACTATCGCTGATCGCTGGTCTTCTTACTGTAAATTTACCACCACGTTTATAATTATAATCATAATAGTCTGGAGTTCCTTCAGATAAAGTAATAGCCGGAGACATAATATCTTCAGTTCTTTCAATATCTAAAACATCATGATTATAAAAACTAGTAACTTCAATTTCTACGCCTTCTAAAACTGTATTAACTAATGTTAAAGAACTAGCATTCATAGAATACTCTGCATCTGTATCTACAATAATGACTAACTTTTCACCTTCTCGATATGCGTTGACGCTGAGAGTAATTTCAACTGTTCCGTAATTAAAAACAAATTCAGTACCCGGTGCTAACTGAAGGCCATTTCTATAGACTCTTACATTAGTTGGTTCAAACTGATAAGGACCAAATTTATGCTGAGGTAGAGCATAAGTCCTAACATTGTCAGCTAGTACATAAGATGCAGCACTAGGTCCTCTTAGAACTGTTTGTCCTACTCTAACAATTGTATTATTTTCATATATTTCATTAGCACCTAATATATTATTCAAATAATAAGTCTGTGTGCTACCATCTGAAACAAAAATTTCTTTCTTTACTAGACTAGTTGTTTGCAAAACAGTACTATCATCAAAATATGTAGGATTTTGAATTACATAATTAACTATTTCTCCAGTATTAGGTGCCACGCTGAATCTTATTCCAACTCTATTACTACTGATGTAAGTAGTGTCAGTTCTAAATAAATCATAACTTTGTGTATTACCATTTACTAGCACTAATCCTGCAGGATTATCTACCCACGGTGCCTTTGTAATAAATTCTACTGTGCTACCATCTCCGACAAAATAGTCAATATCAAGAATGTTGTTTCCGTTAAATCCCCAACTTGCTATAGCAACATCATCAAAAGCAGCTGGAGGACTAGCAAATTGAATGCGTTTATTATCCCAATCTAAAGTATAATCAATGTTTACTTTTTTGATTTGTCCCGCTACCTTGACCAACGTAGCATCTAAACTGTTAGGGAATTGGTTAATAGGAAATCCGCAAGTACAACCATTAGCTTTATAATTCAACCACTTAATTTCTGCACTGTTATTAGATGGTCGTGCAAACACTTTAATTGCCACAGTGTCTACAATCTGCCCTGGTACTACTTCTTCTGGTGCATGACTAGTCATAGGTGTAACAAACCCATCACCATCTAAAATAATATCTTCTGGTGCAATACCAGTAGCCGTAGAATATGATAAATCTCCACCTGTTAATATGGTATCATATTCATTTTCGTTAGGTAAGAAACTGCCGTCGCTAGTGCTCTTACGGAAAATTATTTTATCTCCTTGATTTATATCCAATGGAGGATTATCTGTTAAGTTAGGTAAACTGTAAGTATTTGTAACTCCGTCGCCTACAATTGTTTTCATAACTATGCCATTAGCAGGAACAGTTCTTCCATTAGGTTGGATTGTACTTCCGTCGTATAAATCAAAATACGGATCATCTATACGTTGTCCGTTAACATACACATTTATTTCCTGACCTAATGCCGGTGTATAAGGTAAGGTATATGTGTAGGTGCTATCATCTACAGTAATTAGATAATCGTCAAAAGCTGCATCAAAACCATCCCATTGGTCGCTAAACCATGGTAATGCATCCCACCCAGCTCCTGCTCCAAATCCTAATCCTGTAATACTAACACCACCATAATCTATACCTGTATAAATTTGAGATATATCTTTTCCCAACATTTTTGTTGTTGGTTCATAAAAATATTTTACTCTATCTATAGCATTATAGACATCAACATCTTTATAGTATTCTATTTGAATTGAGTCTCCTACAGCTGGACTACTTGCTAAAGTTAAGACTCCGTACTTGTAAGTATATCCCCTACTTGTTGATGTTTTTCTTTCTAAACTATATTCTTCTCTTAATAATTGCTGTCCATTTACATAGACCGAGCTTTTACCGATACGGATATCAGGAACCCATTGAAGAACAAATTGTTTTCTACTGCCCGTGCCTGTAAAGTTTTCAGTTTTAATATATTGATCTACGTAGTATGATCCAGATGTTCTATCAAACTTGATGCCAACAAACATCGACCGTACAACTTCACTTTTCATTATTGGGACGACTCGAGCAGCCACACCGTTTAATCTTAGGCCGCCGTCTAATGTAACACTTGGAGTTTTAGTATAACCAGTTCCATTATTATAAAGCACAATTCTATTAACTTTGCCATTAGCAATATAAGCCTGTGCTAAAGCACCAGTTCCATCACCTTCAATCTTAACCACAGGAGGAGTTACATAACCACTTCCTCCATCTACGATTTCTATCGACGATATAATAAATCCTACATTGTCTAACCAATATTTCCAAGGATATGTTTCAACAACATTTGAAGAAAATACAAATTTTTCATCTGCTGCTGTTGTTACTAAAACAGGGGTTATTTCTCCGTTCCTATTAATGGTAGGCGGAAGATCAAAGTCAGTAACAGTCATAGATGCTGTTGTAACTTTTGAGTATTGACTAATATATTCTCGGATTTTTGTTCTATAAGGCTTTACTTCGTTAACAAAGTCTTCAAAATTCTCTAAATTATCATTGTTGTAATTAGTTTTTTGTTTGAGATCTCCAACATTATGTTGTGCCTTTATAAAACTAGTCTTAAACAACCAATCTACATAATACTGTTCGTATAATACGTACCTTAAACTAGTAAAAAATATTTCTAACCAAGCTCTCTTTAAATCATCGACAAAAATGTGATTTTTTAAAGATTCTAAAATTATTCTCAATTCTATAGACGCATTGTTGTCATATAAATTACTATCAAACAAAGAACCGTCAAATCCCAGTGGACTATCTATAAAATAATATAGAGAGTCACTTAGGGCAATAGTTCCGTTCTGCCTACCAATTACTCTATAAGAAGTTGTGTAATCTACAATTGTACCATCAGCATATTTTTCTAATAAGAGCCAGCCGCCAATTCCTACATTGTTAACTTTGACAGTTTGTCCAATAACTGCTTTCAACGAGGCTAATTGATAGGTAAAATCTACACTAAAATCCACTTTAGTAAATTGATTATATCCTAAAGCATACCAATCAATGTAGCTCCAGAATCTTGTTACATCAAAACTTTGACTCTTTATTCTATACCATTGTTTTCCTTGAGTATCCCATGCATAGATACTCCACTTTCCGCCGGCGCCTTCGTCTGATCTAACTAAAACACTATAATCTCTAACACTTAAAGTTGTATTTTCACCATAACCTTTTCCAGAATTGGAGATGCTAACTCCAGTTATTCTACCTTTGGTATCTATAATAGTTCTTATTGATGCATCTATGCCTGCTCCGTTTATTTTAATAAAAGGAGCATTTTGATATCCGTAACCGGAATCAACTATTTCTACATCTGTAATTTTACCATCAACAATTATAGGTAATAATGAAGCTGTTCTTAAGTTATTTGTACTAATGAATTGCAATTCTGCACTGATATCTTTAGTAACATCATACAAACCACTAAGCTCTGTTGGTGCAGGATCAGCTGACATAAGATCGCTTAGATTTCTTGTCTCAGCCACTAACTGTGATTTAAGTATAGAATTAGTTTTTTCAACAACCTGTTTTAGAGCTTCATACCTATTAACAAACATACTTTGTCTAGGTCTAAATTCTATACCATATCTCTTTTTAGGAGGTAATGTATAATCTGGAACAACTCTGTCATTGATGTCTTTGCCAACAAGACTGTCTATCCATTTTTGTTCTATGGTATTTGGAATATTGCTATTAGGATCTAAACTAACTATTTTCCATTGACTGTGTATATTAGTTTCAATATTATCTATAGTCCAAAATTGCACAGCTAACTTAACTTCAGAATCTAACAACTCGTTTTTACAGTTAAACAAGCTAACACTATTAGGGCTAGTAAATGCAACAAATTTATAACCTTGAGCTTTAGGATCTGAAATTAATAAACTTACTTCGGCTGAAGACAATGTTCGACCTGAAACTGCTGGAACAGTTTTTTTATTTTTTACCCAGAAATAATAGGTATTATTAAATTTCCTAGTAACTGTGTCATATTTCCTATCAACACTATAGGCGTTATTTCCGTATACACTGGTGCCACTGATATTCTGACTTAACCCTCTTTCAGTATCGGCAAGTTTATCCCAGTCCTCTGGCAAATATTTAGACTCTACCCATTCATAAATGTCAATACTAGCTGTATCAAAAAGTGTGTTCCAGGTTGAATTTCTGTAGGTTATGCTAGAATCCTGGCTTTCTAAAAACTTAGCTCTAGTTAAATCCCACCATAGAACACCAATCTTGTTTTTAGTCCAATTGTTATTTTCATCTATCTGTAATGTACTGAATCCTTGAGTGTATACAGCTGGATCATAAAAAGTTTTATATTTTATTTCTTGGTCAGCTATACCTGCAACTCTACCCTGTACCGGATCAATGACATCTAAATATCTGATTAATTGATTAGTTTTTGCATTATACAGATAAACTTTTTTAATTTTTGCAATGTCTACAGAAGGTATTTCTTGACTTAAAATAGTCCAGCTGTAATTATTAGCATTTTTCTTGTATTCAAAAATCAAACCATTTTTAGACACAGACTGATACGTAGCCAACGGAGCACTTACAAATATATTGTTTTCTCCGCAGGAAATACTGTAACCAAACTTATCTGCATAAACATCTGTGTATTCTACTAGGCTTTCTCCAAAGATATAATTTTCATTATATTTGTTATAAATGTCAATTCTTCCGCTGTTAAACACAGTGTCTAATAATCTAAATTGAAACTTATCAAAGGTTGTAGTATCATTGTCAAAAGTGCTAATCAAATTAGCAGATCCATTAGTTGAATAGACGATTAGAGTTTTACCTTTGTTAGAGAAGAATACTTTTTCACCAAACTTTTCTGATACTTCTGCATATTTTCTAGTAATTGTTTGTTTGAATGTAAATGCACTAGTGTCATAATTAAAAACAAATACTGCACCTTGATCAGTTTTTGTATTATCAAATAGTGTAGCACCAACAGCTAAATTGTATCCGTCATGGGAAATTGCTGCTGATTCTCCAAACCTAATTATACCTTCTTGATCAAAATTTCTACCACTGATAGTATCAGTAAGAACAAACTTTGTTCCACTATATTCATAAACAAAAACTTTTCCTTGGCTTGGTTCATAATTTCCGGTGAACGGTGTCCAACGGCTTTGATTCCAAGGACCTACTGGTGTAAAATCAAAAGTGGAGCCGTCTGTAGCACTGTCAACAGGACCATCAAACACCCAATAGCTGTTATTGTACTTGACAATATCCCCAGCTTGATAAGATAAATTTTCTCTATATGGACCTTTATAAGGATCTAAACTAAAATTATCACTATTAGGTGCAGTTACAACTAATCTAGTTCCGTCGGCGGACAAATCAAAATCATCACCAAACATATCACCAACAAAAACACTTTCTACGTTTTCTGTAACTGTAGGACGATAAATTAGGTTAACATCAGATACATAGGTATTTGTTACCTGTTGAGGCATACATCCTAATATACTAGTATCTTCTATAGCAGTCCATAGACTTGGATTGTTTATAAACGGGTCTACAGGTACATCTGCAATAGCCTGGTATAGCCTAGATTCATAAAAAACAATGTCACCTGCATTATATGATAGTAAAGGATTATGATGTCCTCTGTAATTCCTATCATAATCCATGTGCCACACATACCCACTGACAGTATCTACACTGCTAAATCTATAGGTATACAATCTTCCTTGATTGTTATTGTATCCAGGAGCACTAACGACTAGAGTATATTCTCCATTTGATCCGGCTATTTTAACTTTATAACCAAATTGTTCATTAGCAACTGGATAAGGACTAACAATAATGTGTGACAACAAATATGTGCTGGCACTGTCTTTTTCATAGATATAAATTAATCCTTGATTGCTTAAACCGCTGGCTGTTTTTGTTATATCAGCTTCAACTAATCTAGCTGGTTCCCAATCTTGACTAAACCTATCTATTGTGCTGCCGTCGCCTAACATGACTCGGGTAGCTTCCCAATGTGTATTTCCTTGTCTTACTACATCACCTATTTGATAAGTACCGCTAGGATTATATTCTCCTGCATAATTTGTTTTCACATTGCTAGCTAAAGGACTGCCAATTACTAACCAACGATTATCGGAACTTAATGATAGGCTAAAACCAAACTTATCGTTTGTGTTAGCTATACCTGTTACCGACTGAAGAGACTGTTTTTCAATGAATGTACCATTAATATCTTTTTCAAATATTCTTACAATCCCTAAGTTATCAGACGCTACTAATTTATTACCTAAAGCATTAGTAGCAGTTGCTAAACCAAAATTCCGTTCAAGTTGGGCCGTAGGCAGTTGAATTAAATCTTTAGCATAAACAGGATTATTTTGCCAAACTGTCCATAAATTATCGCCATTATTATCAGTCCATAACAATTCATTTGCTTTAATAATATTAGGTAATGCATCATTGGCTAAATCTATATTATCAATTCTAGCCGAAACAAATTTGTAAATTAGTATTTGACTAGAATCTGCAAACTCAAAGTTTTGTCCTGCATCTGCATAAAAGAAAATTTCTCTTTTATCTACCTTACTTAATTTATGAAAACCTGTTAAACTGGCTACGTTTATAATACCAATTATATCGTCAGCAGACACATCAGGCAATTTATTACATCTTATTTTAATTAAACCTTGATTATCTTCTAAATCTTCTACAACAAAAGAAACCTTAGTAAATCTATAAACATTCCAACTACGGCCTTCAAAACCGCACCAGACATAATCCCCTTCTCTAAATTCACTAATATTATTAGTTGCTAGTAAATTATCTAATGTGTCGCAATAGTAATTTACATTGTCATATCTAACATATCCAGCAGATCTTAAAAAACTATTTGTTTTTTGATTTAAAGGAAATGGTTGATTATTATAGTTTTTTGATTTAATGAAAATGTCATTAGGTGTTTGTCTAATAACAAAATCTACTTTGCTATTATCTAAGTTCTGTACTAATTCTATAGGTTGAGGATTTAATTTGAATAACTCATCTTTCAATGTCAATTCAATTTCGTCAAATCCGTCACTAGCTCCATATTGGCCTACTCTTATAGACCATTCTTCAAAAAACTTTAAACTCTCTTCATTGTCGGCACTCAGGACATCAAATAATTTATTAAAGACATTTTGTGTGCCTTTTTCAATAATCATACCTTGATAAAACTTATATTGACTTACATCGTCATTGATAATATTTTCAAGGTACTGACGTTTCTGATAACCGATAAGATGCTGTGCGGCCGTTTGCTGACCTGTATCAAAATTACTAGAATCTAAATCATAAAAATCAGTAAATTGTTCTGCTTTATAGTCCCAGTTAGGCACTAGTTTAGACGTGGGTTTAGATGATAACCGTATCCAATCATCGGCAACAAAATTATCGGCGCCAGCAATAAATTTATTTGCACTCCAATAAAATTCTTTGTACTTAACAGTGTCACCAATGTAATAATCTGTCCATGCCTCCCAATTTTTAATTTCAGCACTATCGTAAATAAATCCTGGAGTATCAAAATTTCCATTCCATTCAGCAGTTTTATATCCTACAACTTTAATTCTTTCCTGTCTATAGCCTGGTTCGACATCGTATATTACATCATTAAAATTAGTGAAATTATCAAGTACTAACAAATGTTCTTTTTGTATTAGATAAAAAGTAGCTGCATAAATGCCGTTGTTTGTATTAACAGGTAGTAGTGTAAATTCAGACTGGCTCCTATAAGCATTAACAAAGTTATCTTCTAACTTAGTACCATCAGCTTGTAGAATATTATATTTGTAAAACGGATCTTTAATATCATTTACAACTGTGTTGTTGGTTTTTAAAACTATTTTTTTAGCACTAGGGCTAAGAGTTATAATACTGCCGGGTGCCCATCCTTGAGTAGACCAAAATAAAAACTCTTTAGCACTTGTTTCCCAATTGTTCACAGTATTCATTGCAGAATTAAAGTTGTCAAATATAAATCCTTGTCTTTCTAAATAATTGCCATAACCCAAAAGAAAATCGACAACTTCTTGAACATTATAAAATGTAGCACCATAATTTACTGTTTGTAGATCGTTTGAAAATTGAGTTCTAAATACAGCTTCTTTTCCGCCTATAATTGGCAATCTATCAAGCTGAATAAATTTAGAGGGATCAAAATTATTACTGCTAGTATGTCCTGTTACAACTCTGTAGTATGATTGTTGGTATCTTACTACCTGTCCGACAATATATAAATTTTCTCTTGCCCAGTCACTATATGTTTCACTTATTCCGCCAATATTAACAATCTTACCTCTTGAATTATTAGCCAGATAATAATTAAAGTATGGTGTATCCTGAGAGTAACCTTTAATCTGGAATACTAAAGGATTACGACTAACAATGAAAATTATAACTCCGCTATAAGCAACTTTTTTAACCGGACTGCTTGAATTTAAAATAATATTATAATTCTCACTTGGAACAAAAACTCCACTGGAACTAGCAGGATTTTTACTATCTAACAATAATTTAAATTTTTCTTTAGAGGTAAAACCTTCTAATTTGCTAGTAAGGCAAAATGTAATATTTTTTAAATCTTCAGTATAACGATCATAAGAAAGTCTATTATCGCCAGTTACTTGATCAACTAACCAATTAACTATACCGCTGGAAAAATTTCTAGTATCATTTTGTACAATGCTAGGTAAAATTGCATCTTTTGTTCTAATTCTTAAATTTGTTTCAGAATAAATTAACTGATTACAGAGATTCTTTTGAATCCTACTTCGGTCAAATAACTTTCCTAATATTACATTAGGATACATTAACAATCCTGCTTGAATCAAACTAAAAGGATAATAGCTACTTCTACGCCATGCTGATTCAACTGGGCTTACATCACCAAAAATAAAAGAAGTATTACCTGTATTGTCATTAGGTCCAAAAGTACTGTTACTGTCTTTGGGAGATAACAAATCTCCGTCTTCGTTTACTGGTATACAGTTTGTTAAGTAAGGTCTAAGATATTTTTTGTTTATTCTTACAGGCTGACCAGGCTGTCTAATAATTCCTTTACTTAAATCTTCCCAAAGTAAAAGATTATTACTTGTATAAGGGGCTGGTCCATAAACTTCTTCCCACCAATCAGGTTGAATGCTGAAACCAAGACATTCCCAAGGACAAATATTTGGTCTATCAGTATCTAATAACCACCTATAAACACCTCTATAAAAACCCGGTGCATTTGCACCGTCGGGCGTATAACTTAAACTATAATTCCATGTAAAACTATTATCCTGTCGATAAAAAGTGTTTCTTGCAAAATCTGTATCTACAAAAGACAACCATTGATAAAAACTTGGCCGTAAAACTTGATTAAATTCTTCTAATGAATATTCCGTTTTTCTATTATATCCCGGTATAATGTCATGTATGCTGAAAATTTCAGGATCGTAATCAATTTTTATATTATTGAAAATTCTTTTTTCTAATTCTAATAGTAGATCATCTCTATAATCTCCATAGGCAATAGTTATACTGCCATCATGCCCTTGCACTACTTCGGTAGGATCTATATAGCTAGTATCTAAATATTTCTTAGGAGCAAATTTAGGATATAATCCCAGTTTAGTAGGTGTAGCTGGAACAAAACTTCCATCAGTTGTTGCGTATTCGATTATTTCTAAAATAGCTTCTTCTTGAATTTCTTTAGAAACAACCACAAAACCTTCACTGTTTATTGTGTAATCTTGTTGATAAGTTAATTGTTCATGTTGATAGTAAACCAAAACTGCTTTGTTGGATAATTCAGTTAAGGAAAAAATATTAGATAATGGGTATGTTTTAATTCTACTATCTTGAATTACAAATTGATTTACTATTGGTGCCTTAAATGGCACCATGTCACTAAGATAATATTTTTGATTTTTACTTTTATCTTTGGTAATTTCATTTAATATTTCGTCAACCTGTGTTCTAATTGACAATGTAGTAAAGCCTAACGATTCTGCTACTCTAATGAAATTACGTTTAAACTTGCCGTAATCTTCTCTGGCTTCTTCTATTGCTTTAAAAGCATTTATATTTTTATTACACACATGGTAAAGGCTCAATGAACCAGGGCCGCTGTGTTGCACAAATTTATATCCGTATTGACTAGAATAACCTAAATCTCTTAAATTACTATTGCCTGGATATTCTCCGTTAAACCCTGGAATCAAATCCACTATGCTGTCTACATGATCAATAATTTGACCTAGTGTGAATGATACAACTTGATTGTTTAAAGGATTATTTTGAAAACTAATTGGGACTTCATAATATCCATTTTGATTTTTTGCTTGGCTAGCTAAACATTTTACTGTGATAACATCATTCTGATTAGCATCTGTACTTAATGTAATTTTTTTGTAGTTGCCATCATTTTCTACAGTATATAGATTTTTAGCCAGTCTTTTTCCATTAATGTAAACGTTTAAGGTTAAATCATCTAAATCATTGATATTATCAAAAACATCAAGATAAAAATTATTTGTTTGATCATTACCTTTAAAAATTCTTATTATAGGTTGATAATTATCAATAATTGTTTTTACCCAACCATTGACAAAATTTGAATTCAAGTTTGTATTGATAAACAAATAACCTATATTAATGCTTTCAGTTAATACAGTTGATGTTGTCTTATAGTTAAATGTATCTTCTAAAAGATTAAAATTAAAAACAATATCACCAATATTTGATATATTACGGTAACTCAGCGGAAAGCCTAGTTCAGAATCATTTACACCTTGTCCCCTTTTATAAGAAAAGATCTTAGTTCCCTGGAAGGTAGTTCCATCATAATAGACATTATCACCGAAACTATTACCAATAGAATCAAAAACATCAAATAATGGTTCCTGATTAATTCCTATTTTTTGCTGAGCCAGTTGCCAACCAAGATTTTGATTATAAAAATACATTTTTCCTTGATTAGAACCTAATTTTACCAACACTGTTTCATTGGCTATTGGTTCGCTATCATCTGTAGGAATTAGAGTTACTTGAGTTCTTCTAGATTCGTTAACCTGCACATTGATAAATTTAACTTGGAATATTCTACCATTTACCCTTTTATCAGTGTCGGCAGTAAACAGAATTCTATGTCCTTCTGCAATATCTACGCCGTCGATATTGTACCCTAAACTACCTTCAATGGTGCTAAATGCATCTACAGTAAATGTATCTATTAAATCAATATTTTTCTTAGCTACAGTTCCAAAATTGAATAATTTTAATCCTTCTTTAAATTCTATAATAGGTCTTTTTGCACGAGCAACTTGATCTAATTCAACAGTTGTATCATTTAATCTTGCAGCAGTTTCTATTACATTTTTATGAAACCATCTATTATATCTAGTCCATGGATTTTTATCAAGACTGGCACGATTTATTGTAATGTAATCTTTGTCCTGGGCATAAGCACTGGCATCATCAAATGGTAAAATATCAAATGCCGTATCGTCGAACAGAATAGATTTTTGTTCACTATAAGCACTTACAATTTCTAAATCTTTACTGTTTATTAGTTGGATACTTTGTCCGACACCTTCCACATACCAATAATCATAACTGTATTTTGCAGGCACAACATTTCCTGCAAATTTCAACTTCATGCCATTACTAATACTTGTACCGTCTGGTAAAACATATTCAGATTTTCCTATAATATCTGCTTCTACATCTAAAAATGTATTTTCTAATATGTCTTGTATCTGAAAGACTCCGCCGGTGTTAGCATCATTTTCACTTACATAATATAATACATTAGGAGCGTCATGCGGTACTGTAAATTCAACAACACCTTCTTCAACTGCCTGTTGACTTACACCTGTATTATATCTACGAATGTCGCCGGCTATCCTTTCAGTTTTAATGCTAAAAGGATGTCCTTGAACATTTAAATTAAAACGATAAGTTTGCCCTCTATAAAGAGTCAATAAAGGATTTCTAGTTAAACCATTGGGTGTAAACAGATAAGCAATATTATCTCCTTCGTCAACTCCTACTACTGTATATGTACTGATAATCTCTTGTTGTTGTCCTACAACGTTTATGGACGCAGGACCGTAAGGTAGCCAATAATATTGCTGGTAATTTACAAACTTATCCCAATCAATTTGAGGATCCCAACTATAAGATTCTTGCTTATTAATCCTTCTATGATTGTTAGTTATACCACCTAAAACATCAATTTGATTGATAAAATCAAGATAGTCTTTTACAAATGTAACATTATCTAAACTATCTTTAATGATTCCTGAAGGTTCTAACTGATAGTTTTGTTTTTTTGTATCTGTAGCTTCAACAAAAATGTCATTTGCTGTTGTTGCCTTACTATTCTGCCGACCGATATATCCGTTTACCTTTTTTAGTTTTCCAGGTTGAATTAATTGATCTAATGTAGCATTTAAAAATTTATTATTACTGTCAGTTCTATAATATTTAGGTAAAAAGGCAGTAGATTTACGATTAGACGTAAATTCATCAGGCAAACTAAAGTCGTTTTGATTATTTTCAAATGCCATTAATAATCTCCAATTCTAGCACTTGTGATATTTTGTTGATTTAAAATCACGGGAGAATTTGTAATTGATCCGGAAGATTTAATGTTACTAGCAGTTATACCGGATATAATTTCAATGTCTTCTACTGTAGCACCATTGATAAAAATTTGATCGCTTTCTGAATTTATTTCATATAAACTACCAAAACTTAAATCTTCTTTTTTAGGTACAATTAAGAAATTAGTTATGTAAGGTGTAAGTTTGGCCATAACATAAGCTGATAATTCGCTAAAATAAAATTTATCTCCAAATTCCCAATTTTCAATAGAAAAGAATTCATTTATTGCTGCCAATGTTTTACTTTTCACGTCATTATCACTGATTACCTGCTCATTATTCTTTACAATTTTAAATGTAGCTTGAACATCGTATGATGCTTTTTTACCAAATAATACTTTGTATCTGACTGGATGATAAATTATTTCATCGCTTAGTGATTTTATTTTGTTAAGACCAACAGATAGAGTGTTATACAAACTGTCACTGCTTGGTGGTAATGGTTCTTGCTCTATACTTCCTAATAACCATTGTCTAAATGACAAATCATACTGTTTAGTTAAAACAAAAATATCTATAATATTTGTAATTGCAGGATCTATTCTGCTTTCATAATCTGCATTATGAATATATTGAAACTTGAGATTATCTCTACCTACATATACCTTATAATCTAAACTGACATTGAGTGTACTGGTAGTTAAATTTAACTGTTTAACAACATCTTTATCCTTAAAGTAAAAATATTGTCCGTCTTTGTATAAATTTAAAGAACTTAAATTTGTTTCTGCATCAAGAATTATTACATCACTATAGTTTGTATTTTCAACATATTTGTAATCTTCTTGTCTTTCGCCAATTTGATATTTTTGTTGTAAAACATACTTATTTTCTGTAAGACTAGCAGTATTAATAATAACATCAAAAATTTCTGGATCGTCTACACAGCCGTCTTCGTCTGAATCAGCAAAAGTAACTTCTATCTTTTTAGTATCAACATATCCATCTAAACCTCTAAATTCTTCTAAAATTTCCCATTCTTTATCGAATGTAAAAGGTTGAATTTCTCCAGCCGAAGCGGGATCAGTATTGATACTTAGTATTTTGATTTTATCCTTAACAATTGTGTTGTTCCTAGTATCATAAATTTTATCACTAGAATCAAAATAAAATCTAATCTGTTGGTCGCTTTCAAAGATATAACGCAGTAATCTTGTCTTAACAGTATAATATTCATTGTCAGTAGTAAACAACAATAACCAACTAGCATCTAATTGTTGATTACTTTTGTCTCCTTGTTTTCCTAAACTAAAACTATCTACAAGATTAAGGTTGGCTTCAAAAATAATCTTCCATGATCGACTTTCCGTGTCATATCTTAAACCAAATGGCTTGTTTGCAAAAATCAAATCAATCATGGTATTGATTGTTGCTGAATCAATAAAATTTTTAAATTTTGGAATAATTTTCGCTATGCCGACACCACTAGGTAGCACATCATTAAGCACAATGGGACCACTACCGTCACTTAACTCACCGGTATTATTTGCAGTACCATTACCAGTAACGCTAATAATTTTACTCCAAATGTAATTAGATGTATTAGGTGTAGGTATTGTAGATTGAGTTTGTAAAATGTTATTGTTAGTTTTATCAAAAACGTAGCCTGTTGGGGCAATAAATTTTACGATTGCCCCTGATTCGATAAATTTTAAGTCTGTGCTAGTATATGCAGTAGTACTGTTACTACCGCTAGTAAAACCGACCGGATAAGGCACGGCATCAATGCTGTCACCGATATAGCCGGTACTCTGATTAGTATCAACTGTCTTTTGATACCATACACTGCTTACACTCTGAGTAGTATCTTTATAGTGATATTTGTAATAAAAATTCTTAAGTGTATCCTTCTTTAATTGTGCAAAAATTTCATTATAGATTACATATTCAATATCAGATTTTGTTGCATAAGAAAATTTGAAACTGTCAGTGTACTCTTCTCTATAAAGCACACCGTCATCGGAGAACAAATTTGTTTTACTATATTTTCCTGTGGGATCTACTAGATCAAAATATCTGCTAATACCACTACTACTTCTATTAACGGCTTTTACTTTTAATACATCTTGAGAGATTGACAACGGACTAATATTATAATCCTCGCCTGTGATCATTCTATTCTGTGTATAATAATTGGCAGGTGCATTTAGTTTAATTGAAGAACTAGATTCTGCTGCACTAGCATTGGTTACACTAGATTGAAGACTTAAAGTAACTGTTAGTGTTTCTACTTGTCTAGTATGGCTTAGATAAGGAATAGAAAGCGTAACTCCTCTAATGTCTTTGGGATTAATTGTATAGGCTAAACCATTACTAACTCTATAATAAACTCTAAAACTTCCTAAAGGCAAATTACCAAATGTTCCATCACTGAAAACTAAACTGATTCTATCCCCAACTCTTGTAACTACACCAAAAATATTCTTAATACTTTTATTCAAACTATTGTAGAT